GAGCAAAGCCTGACCTTCATATGAGGAGAATATTGGGCGATGATAGATTAGGATATTCCAACTCTAGTATAGCATCCGAGATAGAAGTAATAAAAATATTTGATACTATTGCCAAGAATACAGGATATCTGAAATCTTATCTCGACATTGTTTTATGGAGCTACTGCGCTGATGGATATGGTGAAATATGCACAGCAAATCCAAAATGCGACAGATGTGTTATAAGAGATTTTTGTAACTACCCTAGTAAACCTTGTGTAAATATTGAAGAAATCAAAGATAAATTATTAAAAGATGATGAATTCAAGGTAGAGTACAATAAGCTTAAGCCTAAATACGAGACTATTTCTTGAATTATGGAATCAAGAAAATAAAGAGTAATTGTGTGATTTGACAATTGTGCTAAATCTAAAAATGTTTTTAGCATGAAAGACAAATATAATTTTAAATGTAACTTTTTAGACTTTCTATGTAACAATAGTGATGTTACATTATAAATAGATAATGTTATATTACAAGCACTTCAAAAAAGAGATGAGTTTATATGTCTGATAATTTTGAACTGAAAATAGTTGTTGAAGTAGAAAAAGAATTTTAAAATGTCTTAAGAGAGATTAAAGAGAGTTTTCAAATGCGTTAATTTTTTTAAAGATCAATTCTTCAATAACTAATTCTATCAAGAATGTCGGTAATAATGTCGGTAAGAACGCCGGTAAGAATGCCGGTAAGAATTCGGGTAAGAACGCGGGTAATAATTTTGAAATTAATAATATATTTATATATTACAGACACTTCAAAAGAGGTGTCTTTTTTCATGCCTTAAATGAGGAGGTGATGATATATGTCTGATAATTTTGGTTTAAAGATTGGTCTTGAAGGTGAGAAGGAATTCAAGAATGCCTTGAGAGAAATAAACAGAGATTTTAAGGTTTTAGGCTCGGAAATGAAACTGGTAACATCTCAGTTTGACAAACAGGACAAGTCTATCCAAGCTGTGACTGCCAGAAATGAAGTGTTGAATAAAGAGATAGATGCCCAGAAGAACAAGATTAAAACTTTAGAATCAGCACTAAAGAATGCTTCTGATTCCTTTGGAGAAAATGACAAGAGAACTAAAGCCTGGAGGACACAATTAAACTATGCAAATGCTGACCTTAACAAAATGGAAAGAGAACTGGACGAATCGGCTAAGGAAGCTAAGGATCTAGGAGAAAATCTAGAGAAATCTGGAAAAGCTGCTGAAGATGCAGGAAGCAAGTTTGAGAATATGGGCGGCATTCTAAAAGGCATGGGTCTTGCCATGGGTTCTGTTGCTTTAGCAGCAGGAGCAGCTGCAGTTAAAATAGGCAAGGAAGTAGTTCAGCAGTTCGGGGAGCTTGAGCAGAACTTAGGCGGCTCTGAAGCAGTATTCGGTGAGTATGCAGATTCCATTCAAAAGACTGGAGAAGAAGCATATAAAAATCTGGGAGTTTCTCAAAGTCAGTATCTTGCTACAGCAAATAAAATGGGTGCCCTATTTCAAGGTTCTGGAGTTGACCAGGAAAAAAGTCTTGAACTTACAGAAAAAGCTATGCAAAGGGCAGCTGATATGGCTTCTGTTATGGGGATTGACATGCAGATGGCCCTCGATTCCGTAGCAGGAGCAGCTAAAGGTAACTTTACAATGATGGATAATCTGGGAGTTGCTATGAATGCCACTAGTGTTGAAGCCTATGCCTTAGCTAAGGGTCTGGACTTTACATGGGCAAGTGCTACACAAGCTGAGAAAGCCCAAGTTGCTATGCAGATGTTCTTTGAAAACACTGAGCAGTATGCCGGAAACTTTGCCAAGGAATCTACTCAAACAGTTACTGGTTCCATAGGGCTTTTGCAAGCAGCTCTTGGATCTTTTACAGCTGGCCTTGGAAATGCAGATGCTGATATGACTAATCTAACTGAAAATCTAGTAGACGCCTTTCAGTCGGTAGTAGAAAATATAGTGCCTATCATTGAAAATATAGTGGTTGCTCTACCTCCGGCAATGGATGGAATTATATTAGCTATTGGAGAACTGTTACCTCTTTTATTAACTACAGTAACTGATTTATTCAGTCAGGTACTAGGAACATTACTTAGCTTACTTCCCGAACTTATCCCTGCAGGAGTAGAAGCAGTAATGACTATTATACAGACACTAATAGATAACCTGCCCCTATTAATAGAAGCAGCAATAATGTTAGTTAAAGCTTTAAGTGAAGGAATAGGGTTATCGCTACCGGAACTTGTACCTTCAATGGTAGAAGCGGTTATATTAATAGTTGAAACTTTAATTAACAACTTAGACCTTGTCCTTGATGCAGCCTTTCAGATTATAAACGGACTGACCCAGGGACTTTTAAACTCACTGCCTACTTTAATAGAAGCACTTCCTCAGATCATAAACAGTATAATACTATTTATAACAAACAATCTTCCGACCATAATTAACATGGGAGTTCAGATAACTCTTCAGTTAGCTTCAGGACTAATCAGTGCAATACCTCAACTTGTAGCTCAGCTTCCACAGATAATTACATCAATAGTCGGCGGATTTACAAAAGGCATTCCTTCTGTGAAAGATGTAGGAAAAAACATATCCAAAGGCTTATGGGAAGGCATATCTTCTATGATTGGATGGCTTAAAGGAAAGGTAGACAACATGGTAGGTGGAATTGTAAATGGTGTAAAAAACGTGCTGGGAATTAATTCTCCTTCCAAAGTATTTGCAGGTATAGGTGCCAACATGAGTGAAGGCATAGGTGAAGGATTTACCAAATCCATGAAGGATGTTGAAAACCAGATGAGCAGGACCATACCTACATCATTTAACATAGACGCTAATTTAGGCAGAAATGATTTAGTAAAAGGAACCGGCACACAAAACTACTTTAATATAGCAAATATGACAGTAAGAAAAGACAGCGACATAAAAAACATAGCAAGAGAGCTGTATCTCCTGCAAAGAAGAAATGAAAGAGGGGTTGCACTTACATGATAGGTTTTACATATAGAGGAAAACATTCAAGAGAATTTGAAGGACTAATAGTAAAGACTGACAATAATCAGTTGATACCATCAAAGAGATTTGAAAGAATGACTGTTCCCGGAAGAAACGGTCAGTATATATTTGAAGATGGATATAACAATAAAACACTGGAGTTTGACTGCAGCTTAATAAAAAGAACAATCCAAAGCAGAAGACAAAGAGCAAGGGAAATAGCCTTCTGGCTTTCTGGAACAGGAGATCTCATCCTTGACGGTGAAAGTGACAAGACATACAGGGTGGTAAGAACAGTAAGTGGTATAGATCTGTCACTAAATCAGGTTGTAGAAAACTTTAAGGTTGTATTTGAAACCGAACCTTTTCAGCTTGGAACCTTTAAAAGCATTAGTGTAGATAATCCTACAAGTATAACATTAATAAATGATGGAACAGAAGAAGCAGAAACAATAATATCAGTTACTGGAACGGGAGATATTTTTTTAACATTAGATGATAAGATTCTAAATCTAACTGGATTAACAGAAAAGATTACCTTAGATAGTAAAAGATATTTAGTTTACAACGATTTAAAGGAAAACAAGTTGGATATTCACTCTGGAGATTTTATTAAAATACCTCCGGGAAGCTCTGAACTTTTAATAACCGGTACAGTTTCTAATGTCCTAATAGAATACTACGACACATATATCTAGGGAGGTGAAAAGTTTTGATAACTCTTTTTAATAGAAGTACAAATGAAAAGACGGCCTACCTTGATGATGTGATAATAGAAGACAGCATACAGATTACAAGAAAGATCAACGGAGAATTTACTCTAAGTTTTGAACTTCTGGAAGATGATCTTAAAAGCATTTATCTGGAATCAGAAGGATATATTCTTTGCGACGGATACTACTTCGACATTAAATACATTGAAAAGGAACATTCAGATACTCTAACCTACCGAATTGAATGCGAGCATGTAAGCTACAGGCTTATAGAAAACGAAGTAGAATACTATACTTTTGACGGAGCTCCTTCTCAGATACTTGCAGACATATTATCTGGTACAGAATTTTCTGCAGGTGTAATTGACAGGACAGATATAATAACCTTTGCAGTTTACGAGGAAACTAACAAGCTGGGGTTGGTTCAAAAGCTGGCAAACTTATTAGAGTTAGAAGTTGATTATGATGGATTTACAATCTCTCTTAAAAACACTATTGGAGAAAACAAAGGTTTTGCGACGATATTTGGTAAGAACTTAAAGGGAATTAAAAAGATTATAGACAGAAGAAGCAACCTGACATATTACGATATTGATTTGCTTGAACTTAAAAACCATCCAGAATATTCAGAGTTAAAAGACTTAGAAACAGTTGGAGTGGGAGACACCATCAGAATAATTGATAAGGCTATAAATATTGATATACAAAACAAGGTGGTGAAAAGGTCCTATAATCCAGTAAGAGCTATAAACTCAAAACTAGAAATCGCAAACAGCATTGAACTTCTAACAGACAAGGTTACTAAGATTCAAAGAGATACACTGGCAAAAGGAAAGACTTACCATGGAATAAGGATAAGTCCTGATACAGGATTTGAAAGCATAAGAAATGACAAAATGGCGAGAGGTATATTTAATTCAGATACTTTTGCCTTGCAGTCTGGAGATGGTTCTGGAGAAAACTGGATAAACAAATTGTACTTTGATCCTATAGAAGGTAAATACATCTTTGACGGAGTATTGTCTGCAGGAATGATTGAAGCACTGGAAGCAGAATTTGATGTAACGGTTTCAAATACAGTAATAACTGAAGCACTTTATGCAGAAAATGGTGCTATTGCAAAACTAACCGTAGACATGGTGGAAACATCAAATAAAGTCGATAGATATTTAAATAGCGATACAAGTGACATGTCATTCAAAAGAATCTACGAGCAGTATGATGATTGTATTACTGCATCTGTAAAGCTTGATGAATATGGCAATCCCTTATCTGAACAATTATTAACTAGAGATAACAATCCAGTTTATTGGACTGATGAAACCAACACTATAACTACACTAAAAGAAACAGATTACCCGGTAATGATTTATCAATATGATGAAACTGTAAAAATGAGCCTGTTTTTTGATTTTGATATAAATACAGGAGCAGCTACTCCAAAGATTAGACTAGGTGCCGGGGATGGAGTTTATGATAATAGCGGAAAAAGCTATCTGTTTAAGGATACAAATGGTTTAAAAATTCAATACTTTAAGCAGAACACAGGTGATTTAATTGAAATAGGGCTAACTGATGATGGGTTGTATTTTTATCCCTATGCTAATGGAATTACTTTGGAAGACTTAAATATATATGACAATGGATTTAAAGTTAAATGGAAAGGCACAGATGTTAAAACTTATTTAACTGATTTTGATGTGAATGGATATATCTCTTTAATAACTGAGGTTGATACAGGACAGGAAATTCCAGTAACAGTACATTCAGGTAATCTACCATAAAGGGGTGATTAAATGTCGAGTCAAGATTTCAATAATGGTTTTATAACAGGTTTAGCTATGAAAGGTATACCTTATGGAGTAGCCCAATCTTGGCAGCCTGAAAGTATAAGCAATGATGATACGGAGTCAATTACCATAGACTTTGGGAGACATATTCCAGAGGTTGAAATAGAAAGCTATATAGATGCTTTGTATTTTACCGCTACCTATATACAAGATCAATATTTAATCGAGATATTAGGGTGGGAGAGAATTAATGATACTACAATAAAATTTTTAACAACCAATTATTTCTCTTGTAATGGAGTAGTAAATATAATGTACAATACCAAGCAAGGTGATTTAGATGCTCTACCCAGTTTTGTTGTGAATTACTATCCTCATGGAGTACCTATGATATTATATAGAAAATTTGGAGTTAATTATGAAATAAGTTTAATAAGCTCGGTAGGGTTATCTTATAATATGATACATCAAATTAATAATAGTTTGATAACTCCTATATTAAATCCACTATCTGAAACTTTTCCTGAAGATTTAAGTATATTAACAACAGGATTAGATTATGGAATTATAGAAGGAACTATACAAACAACATTTGAATAAGGAGTAATAAAATGAAAGGTATTACAAGATTACAATTAATAGATGCCAATACAAATAAAATTGAAAAAGAAATAGTAGAAGAAAACTATTTAACTAAAGTAATAGATATAATTCATAAAAAATATTGTGAATATCCTGCTTTTAATTTGGGACAGGCCATTTCGATTCCTTTTTCTGAATTAGCTCAAGGAATATTATTATTTGCTAATAATAAACCCGTAGATGGAAATGAATGTATTACCACAGAAGTTAATGATGAGTTAATTGGATATGCATATGATTTATATTCTGGAGTTGATGTAAAAAGAGGGTCTCTAAATGAATTAGAAAGTGGAGATTTATATGATGGGGATAGAATATCAGGATACAGAAAAGTATGGGACTTTGGAACTAATGTAGCTGTAGGGGATATATATGCATTATCCTTAACACAAGATGTATCAGGCTCAGTGGATCTACCCTCTATACCAACTTTAGATACATATTATAGTAAAAACTTTAAATATAGCGAGAATTACTCTAGAAAATTATCTGATATATCCGATAACTATATGTTATTATATGAAGCTCTA